TCGGCGGCGAGCTTCATCTCGCTTTGCTTTTGCTGCGTCAGACGCTTTCCGATAGCGCTCGGCGTAGGGATCGACATCGTTGGTGCTCCTTCTGTTCTTGGTCTTACGAGTACGGCGGTTCGCAGTCATGCTTTTCTCCTTTAAGGCCGGCCTACGTTGGAATATCGCAGGCCGGCCTGAGTGTGGGATTACTGCCCGATGACGTTCCCGTCGACGTTGAAGTCGAGAAGGATGTATCCGTACTCGGACTGGTAGTCGCGGATGTTGAACTCGACGAAGTTGTCGCCGCGGTGGTTGGCGTCGTTGGGCTTGTAGACCCATCCGGTGACCTCGGAGGCCTCCGTCGGCTCGATGCCGAGCGTGATCAGGACGTCACGAAGGAAGACCTTGCGGCCCGTCTTGAGGATGTCGTTGTACATGTTCTGCGCAACGGTCAGCCGGAAGATGTTGTCCTCGTGGAATCCCGACCAGTTCGGGTTGTGCATGTCGTAGACGAAGCGGTAGGGGTTCGCGGTGTGCTCGCCGTCTGCCAGAATCTTCTTCTTGACCTTCTTGCCGTCGACCTCCTCGACCACGGTCTTCTCGCCGTAGAAAATCTCCCGCTCCTTGTCCTCGCCGTACTCCTCACGGACACGCTCGCGGTAGGCCTCGTAGGAAGCCGCCAGACCGTTGTACGCCGCCACGAGAGCTGCGTTCCGCTTGGTGAGGATGCGGTTGGAGGTCACCATGCAGAGGATGCCGCCGACCATGAGGGTGAAGGGGAGCAGGTAGAGACGAACGATCTCGAGGACGTTCCGGACGTAGACCGCGGTACGGGCTGCCTCCTGAATATCGCCCTGCTCGATCCGATCGTTGATCGCGATGAGACGGTTCTGTCCCTCGTCGATCTTGGCCTCGAGCCGAAGGGTGTTCTTGGCTGCGAAGACGCCTGCCGTCAGGACAGACGCGGCACCGACGGTCGTCAGGATTGCCGGCGAGTGCTTCTGGACGCTGTCGACGACTCGGTGAAGGGTCTGCTGGACGTTCGTGCTACTGATGTTCATCAGTTTTCTCCTTGATTGATGGGTTGGTTGATGCTGTGGTGCTTGATGCAGTAAATATCACGGGTTCGGCCTTCAGCGAAGCTACCGGTCCAGTGAAAGTGCAACAGCTTCCACAGAAGGACTCGTGCCTTAGAGCGTTTCCACACGCGGCATGTCCAGGATGTATCCGCCTCCACGAGCGGGGTCGATGCGGGCCTCTGACAGGTCCGTCCATCCCCACTTGAGATCGGTGTGGCTTGTCGAGATGCCGACGGCGTTGTACAGGTCGGCGACTGTTGCCGAATCGTACTGGTCGACGAGCTCGATGAGGGTGTCGAGGATCTGGTCTGCTTCGCCACGCGTCGGGATCAGGATCTCTTCGAACTGGTGATTGGCGCGGTCGCGAGGAGACAGATCTCGGTCTTCCCGTTCGCGGTTTCGACCCGACGAGAGCCCGCGGTAGTCCGTCTTGTCGACGAGCTTGCTTCGACTGCGGTTTCCACGAGACGAACGACTGCTCGTACCGAAGAGAGCCCGTTCGGACCCTCCGCTGATCATCTCGAACACCAGGTCCTTGACCCGAGGCACGATGATGTCGAAGAAGATGTACTGCCCGACCGATTCGGCCGAGTCGCCGGCGAAGGTCTCCTTGAACTTGGCGCCCAGGCCCTTCTTCCGCACCGTACCGGACGCGATCTGCTTGATCTGGGGGCGATCCGAGTCGACGACGCCCTCGCTCTTCGACTTTGCACTGTTCGACGTGTAGTCGGTCTTCGGCTTCTTGTCTTCAGCCATTACTTAATCCTTCTTTCCGAGAAAAAAGGAAGACCACGGTTAAGTGGCCTCCTTTGTTGAGCTTCAGTTGTCTACCTGTGCGGTGACTTCCAGTGCGTCGTCGTGGTTCACGATGTTGATCACTTCGTTGACGTTCGCTTCCACCAGATTGCCGAGCTTCATGCCGACGAATCCACCGACGATGGCCGTACCCAGCTTGATACCAAAGGCCGGAAGGGCCTTGATACCAATGGGGACGACCATCTTGACGGCGGAATCGACAGCAACGCTGGCACTGACAGAGACGGCCGTCGAAATGACGAACGGGATGAGTGCGGTGAGCATGGTTGTTTCCTTTCAAGAGATGGTTGGTTCTCACCATAGGACAGGTTTTTTTCGCGACTACCGGCTGAACTCCGGCTTGAGGATCTCAGCGGCGATCTTCTTGAGGACGTCGATGTTGTCGTAAGCCCAGACGTCGAAGGTGTTGACGTTGATCGTCAGCCGCGAGATCCCGGGCAAGAGCGCCGAGTTGATCGTGACCTCGAGAAGGGCAACGGTTTCGTACTCTCCCCGATCCTCCAGTGCCCATGCACGAAGGTATCCGGTCTTCGGGCTGTGAATAATCAGTTCATCGCCCTTTGCAACAGCAAGGTGCTGTGTCATTATGCTCTCCTTTCAAGAGATAGAAAATACCGACTCGAGTCATTCCACGACTCCCTACGGCTACACGCTCCCCGGACTAGGTACAGATACCGGATGTTAGTGGCTCCCTGCTACTTACGTGTAATTGCTATTGTGAATGTCCGGAGACTTGAACTCCGGATCTAGAGGCTTTTCGACGTACGGTCGGGTGTGGCTAACCCCCGCTACAAGCATTAGACGCTGCCGCCCCACATTCGCCCCGGAGGGTTTGTGCTATTGTTCTCCGATTATCCGCTCAGGTGTACTCTGGAGGTGTAACTAGTATTCACGACCTGGCAACCAAACTATCTTGCGAATATCACTATTTAGTTGTGTGCGAAGCGGCGCGCGGCAACCAGGCCGGCACCAACGAGCGCGAGAGCGATACCACCGATCGGAATCAGCGGGTTCACCTCACCACCCGTCTCAGCGAGACCCGCCGACTCGACCGGAACCTCACGCACGACGGACTTCTCGACGAGCTTGACCTGCTCAACGATCGTGGGTGTCACCACGGCCGGCTGCTCGATCGGCTCTTCGGGCTCGACGGGAGTCACCGGGTCCACCGGGTCTACCGGGTCCACCGGGTCCACCGGGTCTACCGGGTCCACCGGGTCTACCGGCGGGACAAGGCAGTCCGAAGTGACGCTGGCCGACGCGATGAGCTTCCACTCACTCGTGCCTGCCTGGTAGACCTCGACCAGATGCGTTCCCGTGTCCTCGCCGAAGGAAATGACCTCAGCGAGATGCTGACCCGACTCTGCCGAGTAAGCGCCGTAGAACTTGCCGTCGACGTTCACCACGAAGGATGCCGTCAGCTGCTCAGCCTGACCCACGATCGGGTTGGTGAGTACCAGAGTCGCCTCACCACAGACAGCCGTGATGACTGCCGTCGGGTTGGCCGGCGTGATGACGGGCTCTTCCTCGTCGGGAGGACAGACCACTGCCGGATGCTCGATGTCGGGAGTGACTTCGATCCACTCAGCCTTGTCGACGACGGTCTCGACCCATTCGGCCGTCACGAGACGATCCTCGTAGACAGCGTCCTTGGCCGGCACCTCTGCCGAGATGAGCTTGCCGTTGCGGGTGTTGCCGGTGGCGTACCACCCCTTCGAGTTCTGGTTGTTCTCGGCGTTCCAGTTCGGGTTCGGAGACCACTTGGTCTTCTTGCCGTCGTGCTTGTGGCGGAACTCGTACTCGATCTCGTAGACCGCCGGCTGGAACTCGACTGCGGGCGAGACCTCGATGGACTCGTAGACGGCGGGGTGGACGACCTCATGGGTCACCGCGGGATGGGTGATGTCAGGGACATCCTCGATGTACCCCGCTGACGGAACGCAGACTTCGCTCTCCGTGGCGGATGCCGCAGTGGTCCCGGCAACGCCGAAACCTGCAACGACAAGGAAGGCAACTGCGGCCTTCGCAATGAACTTTTTCATCAGTTTCTCCTAGTTGATCGGTACTACGTTGGACGTACTAGTTGATCTCGCCGTTCGCCTTGCGGCGGAGGTACTCGGCGTATCCCTCGTCGACAGGCGCCCCGATGGGGTCCTCCTGCACTCGGAAGGGCTGGGGCTCCTCGACGCGGTCGACCTGGACCGGTGCTGCATCCAGGGGACTGTGCGAGGACTGAACGGGCAGCGACGGCGCGAAACCGGTCTGCTCGTTCAGGGTCTGCTCCTCACGGTTCTCACGACGAGTTCCGATGGGGGAGCCGACGTTGGGACGACCTGCCTCGAGAGCCGACTCGTTGACGGAAGCCTGAGCCTGAGCGAACAGCTCTCGGGCATCCGGCTTGACTCCGTTCGAGGCGGCGTCGCGGTCCGGGTTCGGGATGTTCGCCTGCTCCATCGCTCGCTTGACGAGGTCGGCCGGCATCAGACCGTTGATGAAGTTGGTCGTGGCCTCTCCCTCGTCGGCGAAGAGTGCCATGAGGAGGGGGCTGTACATCGCCGAGTTGACGAAGCGCTGCGAGATCTCCTTCGACTTGTTGAAGTGGATGCCGTCCTTGTCGCGCTCTCCGTATGCACGGAAGACGAGGTCCTTGATGAAGTCGAGCAGACGGCGCATGTCCTTGGCCGCGACGGCGTCGTTCATCTCCTTCTGGATGCCGAACTCGGAGTCCGCCTGCCAGTCGACGAGCTCGGCTTCGGTCAGGTTGAAGTAGATGTCTTCGGAACGCTCGACGTCGTTGAAGTCGATGAACGTGATGGGCTGCTTGAGCATTGGAATATCTCCTTGGTTGGTGTTACTTGGACGAGACGAAGATGGCGGGCTGGTTCAGGAAACCGACCGACACCTCCATCGTGATGTTGCTGGGATCTGCGACGCTCCAGGCCTGGTTCCACTTGACTGTCGAGCCAGGAAGGACCGTGGTCATGGGTGGGAAGCCGATGCCCTTCTCCGTGTCGAACACGCCTGCCGCCTCGGTACCGCCGGAAGCGATCGTTGCGAAGACGGTTGCCGGGTCGAAGGGTTCGGTTCCGTTGTTGGTGATGACGAGCTCGAATGCGACGACGGGCTGTCCTGCGACGACGCCGGCTGCGTACTCGGAGGGCTCGAAGGGCGCGGGTGCCGAGACAGAGATCGACACGCCATCGTCGTACGAGACGGTCTCGCCGAAGACGGGCATGGCGGGCTTTTCTGCCACGGGCTCAGCAGGTGCCGGCTCCTCTGAAGGAGTGGTAGCCGCCGATGCCTGGGGGTCAGGAGAAGCGCTCGGGGCCGAGCAGCCGACGCTGAACAGTGCGATGACGACGAGGAGTACAACGAACAGCACGATTCCGATGTTCTTGAGGTCGGAGTGCTTCTTCTGGGTGTTGGTAGACATGACGGGTTCCCTTTCAAGAGGATTTGGTTTTGCTTTGCTGAAAATGACAAAGAGAGAAGCCCTTGCGCGGTTATGCGTAGGTACTTCTCTCTTGACGGTCCGGTGTTACTCGGTGGTGGGTGCCAGGGTGATGACGCCTTCGGCCGTCTCAGAGAGAACGTCGTAGACCTCTCCGGCTGCGGAAGAGTCCTTCATCTTGGACAGGACGACGGCGGTGGCGATGACGCCAACCGTGACGGCTGTGGTGATGATGACCTTCTTGCGGAGGTTCTGCTTGTTCTCCTTGAGGGCGGTGACGAATTTGTTCGACATGGTGGTTCCTTTCAAGAGGTTGTGACGGGTGTCACTATATGCCTTGTTTTTCGCGCGAGATCAGTAGTCTTCAGGCCACTGTCGGCGCTCGTTTTCGGGCTTTCCGTCGAGGCATCCCTCGTGGAAAAGCCCATACGGGGTTGCTTCGTGAGGGGTCGCCTTGTAGACATCCTTCGCACAGACGACGCAAACCCCAAGAGGAGCCCGCTTAGCGAGAATATCGTCAGCCTGCTCTCTTGCTCGCTCGGCGTCGGTCTTCAGGCGGAAATGCCAACCCCATTCGGACTCCTCCATGACGTACTGGTCTTTGACCGCGACGTACTCCTCGAGGGAACCGAACTGCTTGACCGCAGCGTTGACCTGATCGACCTTGATGGCGTGTCCTACACCGTCAAATATGTTGTGGACGTCTGACATGATTACCTTTCACATGCAAGGGTCCCCATAGTCCTCGAATATCTCATCGAAGGCCATGGGGACCAGGTTGTCAACCGAAGCGATCGAAGCCGATGCTGGGTCGAAACTGATAGCTGATGCCGAGCACCGGCTTGTCCTCCTTCTCGAGAGGAATGAAGGTGATGTGGAGCGGGTGGTCGTGATTCCAACCCTGCTCGTCACCCATCGAGATGCGCGGAAGGCCGATCTCGTCATACCACTCGTTCTGCGAGACGTACATCTCGGACAGGAGCTTCCGACCGATCTCGACCTCTGCCTTCTCGACCGCCAGCTTGGACGACTTGAAGGTGCGACTGGTGAGCGTGTCGAAGAGGAGAATATCGCCGTCGCCGACGTAGATCACCTCGTTCGACTGGTTCTTGTCCAGCTTCTCCTGAGCGAGCTCCTTCTCGATCTGCTCAGCCTTCGGCTTGGTGACGACCTCGCGGACCTTCTCCTTGTACTCGCGAAGAGTCGCCTCACCGGCGGTCACGAGACCTGCGAGAGCTGCGTTCCGACGGTTGCCGATGGCAGTCGACGAAATAACGCAGGTGATGCCGATCACGCCGGACAGGAAGACAGGGATGTGGTCACGCCAGTAGCCCTCGAACTTCTCCTTGCCCGTGAGAGGAGCTTCCCCCTCGTCCTCACGGAACTGGACGTCGCGACCGTAGTTGTAGCCGGCCTTGTGAGCCAGAAGACCGGTGGTGACGATGCTGCCGACGCCGAGAGCTGCGAGGATGGACGGCGAGTTGTCCTTGACGACGGCTGCGGTCTTCTTGGTGAATGCTTCGAGGCTCATGCCTGCTCCTTGTGTTCGTTCTGATCGAAGATGGAAATGGGACGACGAGGCGAGTCCGATTCGGGAAGGGCCTTGATGAGAGAGGTGCCTTCGATCGAGGCGACCTCAACCCAGCGTCCGTTCTGCATCATCTTGAGCTTCGGACGGGCGTTCTCGCGCTCTCGCTCCTTGGCGACGAGGATGAACCAGGTCACGATGAGGATGAGCACGAGTGCGGCGACGATCCACAGGCCGAGGATGACGGCCATGGGCGCGGTCTCCAGGTATGCGGCGAGGACCATCAGGGTCAGGAAGCCGATGAGGTACAGCATTGTCTGGACGATGTCCTTGGGTTTGATATGCATGATGCGTTCTCCTTTCAAGAGGACATAAAATGAATGCCTAGTCCCAGGCGCTTGCGCGTAAGGTCTAATGGCATTAAAGGAAAGGCGCTGCGAGCTGGCAGCGGTGAGATCTTTTCAGTTCTCCCTTTCATCATAGTGTGTGTTTTTTTCGCGAGCTGGCGGTCTGATCATCACCGGATGTTCCACGTCGGTGTGGATCTGGAAGCCGAACTTCTCGTAGAACACCACGAGTTGCTGATTCGACAACATGGTGTTGGTGGGGCCACCGTAGCCTCTAACGCGCAAATATACGCGGAGGTTTCTTTCGTCCACGTACTCCATTACAAGACGCAGAAGCTGGCTTGCCTGCCCTCTCGCGCGGTCTTTTGAATATACGTGTGTGAGGTCTGCAGTACCGTCACCGTGCTCGGTCAACTTGCAGGTTGCATTACCGAATCGAAATTCCATTGTGTTCCTTTGGGACAAAGAATATAGACCTTGTTTAGGGGTCTATACTCTGTTGGGATTACTCAGATGCGAGGGCATTCTGCAGTGCGGTGTCGGCGGCGTTGGTCAGTACCGTGATGACGGCGACTGCTGCGAACGTGACGACGGCGCCGATGATGAGCTTCTTGCCGAGGCGAGTGGCTCCTTCAACAGTGATGTCGACGTAGTCATTCGCGGTAAGCGTGGGCTCCTCAGGCGCCGCAGTGTTGTTCGTGCGGTCGTCAGTCTTGACGATGCGGACTTCAAGCTTGTGCTTCTTGAACATTGCGGGGTTCCTTTCAATAGAGGGGTTCTCATAATAGGGCCTGTTTTTCTTGCGAGTGCGACAAAACTAAAGCCCTTGTTTAAGGGGCTCTAGGTTTGTTAGCTCTCGGTTTCGGGGGTGATGATGGGGTCGGCGGTCCAGAGTTCGTCGTCGGCCTTCATGACCCGGCGAACGTGCTTGACGAGCTTGACAGCGCCGATGACTCCTACGAGTACAACGACACCGATCAAAGCTGACTTAGCAACTTCGGCGGGGGTGAGGCCTTCGAACGTCTCTTCTGCTGCGGTGTCCATAATGGTTCCTTTCATAGAGGGGTTCTCATAATAGTCCCTGTAATTCTCGCGAGGGCGACAAAAAGAAAGGACCCGTAATGGGCCCGATCTCTTAGACGAGGTTCTCCTTGAGCATGATGGAGTAGAACTCGATGTTTGTTGTCACGTCTTCCGACAGTTCCGATATGAGTTCCGGGTGTGCCTCCCACGTTTCAGACATCACCTGCTGGGCAAGCTCGCTCCAAGCGACCAATTTCTTGGACGAATGAACGACATTGCGTAGCTGGCGATTCTTCTTGTGAAGATCACATCCCAGAATCACGATCGTGGCCGAGGTGGCGACGAGCAACAGACCAAGGTGGTTCTTGTTCATGATGATTCCTTTCAGAGGGGTTCTCACCATAGCCCATGCGCTTTGTGCGATTGTTCTGGGCGAATCTCCCCCGGGGAATTTTTGAAATTGAGAAAAAGAAAGCGCGAGCAAAAAGGGAATGCCCAGTACGACGGTTAGGTCAATACTGGGCACTCCCATTTTGATTGGTTCGAGTGAGGGTTAGTCAGCTCTTCAGCTTCGGGATGAAACCCAAGCCTTTCGAGACGATCGTGTGTCCTTTCGCCTCAAAGATGCAGATGATGACGATGCCGACGAGTGATCCGAGGATGGGCAGTACATCCTTCAGCTCTACACGAGTGACATGCTTTCCAGCACGCAACTTGTACAGAGTTTCGAGGGTGACTACCATCTTCTGGTACTTTTCGGTTTCGGGGTCTGCGCCAATGATGACGTTTTCGAGGTCTTCGATCGCCTGGTCGAGGCGGGTGGTGTCCTTAGCTTTCTTAAGCATGGGGTCTCCTTTCAAGAGGTTCTCACCATAACCCGTGTTTTTGCTGCGAGGTCCCGGTTAGGAGGGGTCCTTTGGCAGCAGGTCGACGACCTTGAGACGGACGGTCTCCTGGTTCGCCATGCCGAGGAGGCTGTTGTCGAAGGACAGCCGGAAGGTCTCGTTGTCGGGATCCGGATCGTTGGCGATGAGCTCGCCGTCGTACTGGACCGGCAGAGCCTCGTACTTCTTCTGAGCGATCTTCAGCAGGACACCCAGGAAGATGCCGACGGCACCACCGGTAGCGACGACCTCCTCTGAGAAGCCCCATCCCCAGATGACGGCGAGGCCGGCGTAGAGGGTGACAGCCGCAGGGAAGCCCAGCGTGACGATGTCCTTGATGGTGTCGTACGTCGCGTTGTTCAGGGTCGGATTCGGCGTGTCGTTGTCCGCACGAAGCGGCTTACCGTTTGCATCAGGCATGTTTTCTCCTTAGTAGATTGCTTCGCGCCAAATGTCAGCGCGCTTGACGTAAGGGACCGAGGCTACCCACTTGCCATTGACCTTTACGTATGGAATTGCGTACTTCCAGATACCACTGACACGCACAAGGCAGCCTGCCTGCGTCCTGAAAGACAGAACGTTCGACCAGGCACCGTATCCGGCGTTGTTGATCGAGCGAACGTGCCAGTAATACAGGCGACCAGGCATCAGCTTATCGAGGATCGCGACATCGTTGGCATTCGTGTTAGCCGTGATCTCGGGGTTGCCCTCGAAGTCCTTGATTCCCGACTGAGGAGCCGAGGAGATCTGGTACTGGTTGAACTGGAACACACCACCGTTTTGGTTGGGGAATGACCAGTGAATGTCGATACTCCGGTGACGAATCTCGTCGTGGAAGAGTCCACCAACTTGACTCGGAGGCGAGGAACGAGAGAACGGCATCGACACGGATGTCGGACCACCGAAACCTTGGGTTCCAGTCGCGTTCATCGTGAAGTAGATCGTACCGCCCTGGCCAGGGCCGAATGGCCCCAACGAAAGGGCGAGTTTCTTACCCGAACCCGCAGGATATGAGATCGAGCCGGTACGGTTACCACCACTGAGGGGGTCATTCCAGGAGAACGTCAGGTTACCAACGTTGGTGGCTGGTTGACCCGCCTCAAGGTAGATGTGAATCCAACTACCGGTGTCCTCGATGTGAATTTTACCGGTGGTTCCGGTGTTGAATACGGCCATGTCACCCCCTACAGGGTCTTGAAGTGAATATCGCCGTTAGCGCCGACTGTGTTGGCCGGGACCGCCGTACTCGAGGTAAACCCGAGGTTTGTGCGAGCGTTGGCCTTCGTTGTCGCGCCTGTACCACCACGAGTGACCGGCCAAACGGCCAGGATGAGATCAGCGACCTGTGCGATAAAGTCACGGGTGCGGTTGATCTCTCGTGCGCCGTAGCGGACCTTTCCCTCCTCGCCCGTATTGGGGACAAGGGGGTATCCGGCTGCGGCAGCTTCATCGCCAATAGCCATGTTGTCTCCTTAGAATCATGCGGGCTGCTCGTCCCAGGTTCCGATAGCGGTATCCCAGACGCCATTGGCATCCCAGGCGTACCACGTACCGGGCGTGATGAACTCGTCGAGCTGCAGCGTCGGATATGACCGCTCGCCCTCAGAGTCGTCGACGAAGATCTGCTCCGTCACTCGCATACGGTTGGTGAGCCCGTCCTCGTTACGCATCTCAATGAGATCGCCAAGACGGTAGTCCACCTCGTACTTGTACTTGCTGTTGGCAGGGAGCTCGCCGTCCATAGCCTTGAGGGGCTTGTACTTGGTCAGCTCATCCTTGCCGCGCTGCTCGAGAGCATCCTGAAGGGGCGTTCCCGCTTCCAGATCGATGTCGCTAGCGTCAATGATGACAACTCGACGGTCGAAACCCGAAGCCGTGACGGCCTGATCGTCAGCGTAGACCCAGCGAGAGCCTTTCTTGCCGACAACCAGCGCGACGTTCTTGTACGCCTCGATCGAGCGGAACTCCGTCGTGTTGGTGAGGTTCTCGAGATCCGGTGCGAAAATAACCGCGGGAAGAGTCGTCTGACTCGACGTACGGTCGTCTCCGGTGTAGATGTTGAAGTAGATCTTCGAGTTGTCCTCGCCCGTGTAGAGCCGAAAGCCCAGACCGTAAGCGTCACAAGTTTCCTTGATTGCCTGGTAGACGCTCATCGGCGGGAACGACAGAGTGACCTGCTGGTCTGGTTCCGCGATCGTGTTGTTTGGGTAGAGGCTACCTGTCGAGTACATCGGAATCTTGTCGGCCTCGGAGATCGATCCATTGACCACGATGTAGTTGAACAGGCTCCTGAGAACTGAAGCCGGCGTGTTGGTTGCGAGGATGAAGTTCGGGTCCGTTTCCGTCCCGTTCAGGTTCCGTCGTGCAACACGCGACTCAAGGAGGGACTCGAGGGACCGGCCGGTCACGCGAAGTAGCGACCGGCCCTCCGAGTCATCCTTGTCTTCCACGTTCTCGATCGTCATGACCCTTTTGGAGCCGTTGATCTTGAGCCGGGTACCCTCGACAAGCTGCGAGCGGCTCTGAACAGTGGAATGAATTACAAGCTGGAAATCCCCGAGGTCGCGATGACGCTCAGTCCAGATGAGAGATTCGAAACGATCGATGACCGTGTTACGACGCAACAGATCGTCAAGAATATACACCTCCATCAAAGACCTCCATGCTTTTTGGTGTACCGAACGGTGTACGGGATCGCTGCTCCTTCCGCATAGACGCGGAATGCATTGTTCCCGGGCTGAAGACTCGTCCACGTGGCGTACGGAGACACCGCGTAGAGAATCGACGAACGGGTTCCACCTCGAGTCATCTGGGCGAACTTGTCACCCGGAACTGTCGAAATATCGATCGTGTCGCCCGAGAGGAAGTTGCCAGTCACCTGAAGCGACTGAACAGGCTGCCCCGCGGGGGTGTTGAAGATCGTGAAACCCGTGATTGAGCGGTTGACCTTGAGCTGGAACACGACTCCCGTGTCCACAGTTCCCTCGTAGTCGATGTTGCCGGTGACGCCGGAAGACACCGTGGATCCCGATACTGTGACCTGAGTGGGCTCGTAAAAGTCCGGGTCAAAGCACAGTACCGAGATACCAGCGGATGGGTCCCTCGTGAAGAGATCTGCGTCAAACGACTCAACGTACCCCGAAATATCGACAGTCGGGAAGTTGTCCGTGTAGAACCTGAGGTTCACTCGCTTTTTGGGCAAGAAGAACTGGTACAGGCGGTTGCGGATCTCCCTGACTGTCTGATTCGTGTAGTCCGGTTCGAGACCCAGCTGGAGAACGATGTTCCGCTTCTCCCGCCGGGATGACTGGTACTGTTCCCCGTCCAGGCGCGCAAAGCTCGATGAGACAATGTTCGCCCGGACGGGACCCAGCCCAGTGATCTTCTGAACCAGAATGCCCTCCGAAATATCGTCAAGCAGCAGCGGGAGCATAACCCCCTGGTCCGTACGGACCTCTACTTTACTGAGAGTCAATTGTTGTCAACTCCTTCTTTGCTTGGGAGAGCTGGTTGTTGGTGTTTCGGTAGATCTCGGCGTCGGACAGGGCCTTCGGCGAGTTGTTCGTCTGGTAGAAGTTCACGTCTCCGCGACCTGCCATGCTTTCCATGCGCTCGAAGTCGACCTGGTTGGCCGAATCCTGCGCCTGGTAGCCGGCCATCTGAGCCATCGAAGCGTACGCGCGGCTGTTATCCAGCTTGAGGCTCGGCGGGGTCAGAAGACCACCGATTTGCCCTGCGTCAGCCTTGATGGCGGAGAGGTCCAGAACCGGACGAATGGACGGTGTCATGTTGAGATCGGTAGCGACTGCGTCCTTCATCTTCACAAGAGCCTTACGGGTTGCGTCGACTGCAGTCTTACCCATCGCGGCGCTGGCCCTCTCAACCAGAACGGTACCCTTTTCGATACCGACAACCGTTCCTTCAGGGATCGAGATACCAACCTGGTCTCGGAACACCCTGGAGGGAGAGTTGATGTTGAGGAAGCTCTTTGCTGCGTTGAGCGCTCGCTCAGCCATGTTCCGTGCAGCGCTGACGATCTCGCCGATACCGTTGCTGATACCGTTGACCATGCCTCGGACGATAGACACCGCAAGGCGTCCACCAGCCGCACCCATGGCGCCAGCGTTCCTGTCGATCGAGTTTGACACCTCGTTCACGAACCGAATAATCGCACGGGCACCCTCGTCAGCGAGACGAGGAACTTCCGTGGAGATAGCGCGGATCAGTGCAATCATCAGGTCGGTTCCAGTCCGAGCAATGCCCGGAACCTTCTCCTTCATTCCGTTAAGAATGCCGATGATGAGGTTTCCACCCTTTTCGACAAGGATCGGAACGTTCTCTTCCAGCTTTGAGGCCATCTGCATGAGCAGACCCCACAGAGTGTCGATGACCAGAGGACCGTTGTTAGCGATTCCCGTGACAATCGACTGGATGAGAGTGGTTGCGGCTGCTGTGAACTCAGTCGCCCCGTTGGCAATGACCAGCGCAAAGTCAATCAGACCCTGCGCGAAGGCGGCCATCATCGTCGGAATCATCTCCGCGATTGTCGTTAGTGCCATTTTGATGCCTTCTGCACCGAGAGCCGCAGCTCCAGTCAGAGCGATGAAGCCCGCAGAGAACATCAGCATTCCTGTACCAGCCAGGAAGGCACCAGTACCGATCAGCAAGATTGCCGCTCCAAGGAGGAGGAAACCGACCGAAGCCGGAATCATCAGTAGTCCACCGACAGCCAGAATGGCCAGGGAAGCACCCAGCATGGTCAGACCACGACCGATTGCGTCCCAACTCATGGTACCCAGCAGTGCCAGGGCCGGCGCCAACATCATCATTGCCGCGGAGGCAGCGAGGATGCCGACAGAGCCCAAGAGCACGATCGGGATACCCATCAGGG